ACATTCGCACGAGTACGGATATATGGCTCAGCTACGGTATCAGTTAAGTTAACCGCTTTCAATGCTTTAGAATCACCCTCCGCGTCGAATGCATAAATTAAATCGTCTTTCAAAGAAGCTACGATTGAGTTATCAGGCATACCCTCACAAACAACAACTTTAATTCCTAAGTATGTAGATTGCAATGGAGCAGAAACATAAGTCAATGTGTTGCCAGAAGCAGCAGCAAGTTCGTAAGCAGCAGCTACGTTAGAAGAAACACGGATTCTTAAATCAGTTTTTTTGAATCTAACCGATGCAGGTAAACCATTTACAACTGTGTTTAAAGTGTCAAGTACGTTTGTTGAATCAACAGCACCACCACCTGTAAAAGCTAAGTTAGCGCTATCGCCACAAAATTTAACTAAGTAACCATCACACAAAGCTAAAAGAGGGTTTTCGCTTCCCGTATCACCTTGCCATCTGATTAACTCGATGTCCTCTTCGATTTGCTTAGCCATTTCTCCCCAGTAGTAGTTCATAAATGAAGGCACTGAAAAGTCACCGTTAGAACCTTGTGTCATTTGCAAAGCAACGAATGATTGCTCCAGGTCAAATTGACAAATTTGTGCCATTGCAGAAAACGCACAAACATCGATTTCGATAGCATCCAAAGTATCCGTAGGCGCTTCGAAGTTACACGTAGATGCTTTAAGGATTGAACCGAAAGCAACATTAGCCAATTTAGTTTTTGATTTAATACCAGGCAAAGCGCGGTAAGTATCAGCAACATCAGCCGTTAAATAAGCACGAGAATAGAACTCGTTAGGGTTAGGACAAAGTAACGCGTTTGCTTCAATGTCAAGGTCGAATTTTAATTTTCTTTCCATTTTTGTTTTTATTTGATTTTAGTTATTACTTAATTTAGTTAATGCGCTGAATTTTTCAGCAATACTCATTTTTACTTCCGACTTTAATTCGATTTCGTCTTCAGCTTTTTCCGCTAACATCTCTTCCATTTGAGATTTTAAGTCAGCAATAATTTTAAGAAGGTTATTTACTTGCTCTTCAAGTACGGGCGCAACGATAGCTAAAACAGCTTCCGCATCCGTAGCAACGTCAACCGCCATTTTAACTTCTTCTTTAACCTCTTCTTTTACTTCTTCAAGTTCTTCGGGTGCTGGTTGCTCATCGATAGGCTCAGTTTCAGTCGTAACATCTTCTTCAACTACCGTGTCGCTTTCCATAGCCACTTCTTCTTTAGGTGCATCCTTAATCTCGATAATCTCACCGCCTTTTACAACGTAGATTTTACCTTCGATTAGGTGTTCCCCATCTGGTAATTTGTTCATATTATATTTATTTATTTGATTACTTAATTTAAGACCTAAAAACCCTTCAATAGAAAACCCAACTTGGTCTTCTTTTACTAACTCGGAATAATAATCTTTATCGGTTACTTGCGCCGTAATCATTAAAGTGCCTTTAGGAACTTCAATTCCGAAAGTGCTAAATGCTTTATCTTCTTTTGGATTATCTACTATCCACGATTCAAGAATATATGCGGGAACTTGTTTAGCTTGGTCGTGTTCTAAATTAAAAATGTCTCGGTTTTTTAAATCCTGCATAAACTTAGCGTGGATTTGCTCGATAGTTTCCGCCGTGAATTGCACGTAGTATTCTCCCGTTTCATCGTCGCGTCTATAAATCTCCATTGGAATCATAGCGGGTGCTGTAATCCGATATTTTAGGTCATCTGAAAACACTAAACGCTTTGAATTAAACGCCATTCCTTTAACCTTAATAGCGGGATTTGATGTAAACGCTATTTGTTCGATTCCCAAATCTTCGCCATCGGAATATTCAGGGTCAATCGTGATTTTGTAAATAGGTAAATCCTTTGTCATTCTCACTATATTAGATTTTGTTTATATTTGTTCAAAAATTATAGTTATGATTGAAGTATTAGGAAGGCAAATAGCCAACAAAATGAATGAAATTACGGTCGAAGAATTTGAAAAGATTTCAGCTATTCACAATAACAAAGAACTCGATAACATCGAAAAGCAAATTAAAGTTTTCGAAGTCGTAGGTATTGAAGAGGACGAATGGGATGACTTTAATTACTTTGTTGAAAAGACTAAAGAGTTTAACACGGATAATTATGAAGCTAAAGACGCTATCGAAGAAATAGAAATAGACGGATTTACTTATAAAGCCGAAATGAAACTATCCGTAAAAGACACAAAGCTAATCGAGAAAATGATTGTTAAAGAAAATAAACATTCGGTTTCGGATATTATGGCATTGATGTTTAAACGAACGGATTTAAGCAATACGGAACACTACGACTCAGCGCATTTAAAACACAAATCAAAGTTGTTTAGAACACAAGCCGCTGAAATTGCAATCCCATATCTTAATTATGTCACAACAACAATCTCAAACCACGCTCAAAAACAAGCTGCCGATAGCGTGGAATCAAATAACGATTGAAACATTTATTGAATTACGGAGTCTATCGCAAGAAGATGGAATGTTTAACTATCAAATTGATGTGCTTTGCACGTTGTTAGATTGCTATCCAGAAGATTTTGATAACATTACATTAGATGAACTCGAAGAATTGCTATTAGAAGTTAGATTTATACGCGACGAACCTCATAAAAACTACAAAAACACGTTAGGTCAATATAAATTAAAGCCATTTAATAAAATTACATTAGGTGAGTTTATTAGTTTAGAAGCATATTTCTCTGAAAACTACATTGAAAAGCTACTTAATATTATTGCTATTCTTTATCGTAGGGTTCGTGTTAATGAATGGGGCGATGAAATACTTGAATCCTATAATTATCATTCTAATGATAGATTAGATTGGTTTTTGGATTTTCCAATTACCGATGTCTTTGGATTACTACCCGAATATATTAAATTTCGAGAAGGGATAATAGACCAATATAAAAACCTAATGACCGAATCCTATGAAGACGATTTCGAAATAGACTCTAATATGGATGCCGAAGATTTAAAAGCGGTTGAAGAGGAAAAGAAACAAAAGAAATGGGCTTGGGAACAGCTTATTTGGATGTTGTGCCAAGAAGACTTAACTAAATTCAATGCCGTTTGCGAACTTCCGTTAATACTTGTCTTTAACTTTTTAGGAATGAAAAAAGAATTGAATGTCTAATATTCAAGTTCACCCCAAAATTCACCGAATAACGGATTAAAGTCGTAAATTACATTTTGCTTTTTACGTAGCATTCCCGCAACTTGAACTAATGGATATTTGCCCGAAAGCCATTCGATATATTGCGCGTACATTTCAGAAATAATGCCTTCGGATTCTAATCGTAAATTGAATGACCTAACAAGGTCGTAAGGTTCGATTGATATTGTGCCGTTATTTAAGAACCCAAAATAATAAGCCGCAAGTATTTCTATTCTTAGATTGCCTTCCGTTGTGAATTTAGCGTTAATACGTACAGAATCGTAAAGCGTACCCGTGTCTATTAATCCATCTTCAGCAATTACTCGCTTTAGAACTTTCGCTGCTTTATTTCTTATTTTGTACTTAAGTCTAAATTCTTTATCAGGCATATTCTATATTATTTTTAATCTTCGCTTTGTTCGGGAACTTGACAATCCGTGTAATTATTAATTGAACACGTTATAGTCATTAACCACCCCGCCGCATAATCTAACAAATCATTATTTAACGGTGTCATAGTTGGCACTCCTACAATATCAAAGCTATAATCGTCCGAGTTTAAAAACCAATTGTAAAGGTCGTTTAAAATTAAATGGCAATCACTTAAAATCACGTTTATATTTGCTCGGTCTTTTTGTATAATATCAAAGCAATAGATTTCTAAATTAATCTCGGTAGTAAAACCCATTTCACTCGGAGCAGCATCCAACGGGCTAATGTAAACCAAAGGATATTTCTCGTCTTTAGTAGCAAAGTTTTCTAATTGCTCACGGAAGTCAGAACCTACTTTTTTAACCTGTAGGTGATTATCATAAAAATTAATAATCTTATTTATTAAACTTTGGTAACTTATCATAGTGTTGCGTTTTCGTTTATTTTAGTTATCTTATTTTGAGTGTTCGTTATTTCGGTTTCACTTACTACGGCGTTAACCGTTATTTCGTTTGTTTGTGTTTGTTGTGCGCCTACGTTATTCATATCATTGCCTTGCCCAAATAAATTAAAGGCAGGAGCAGCCGTGCCAGTTGTTGACGATGAAGACGCGGCAGGAACACCACCACCACCAACACCACCACCACCCGTTGACGTAAATTGTGTTTGTGCAATTTTACCAATATTGACAGCCGATGTTGTTATAGCCGTAGCTAATGAAGCAATACCGAGCGGGTTAGGAAAAGGAC